CGATACCAGTTTGGCTAGGAATTGGTTCGAAACATTAGCGAACAGTTTCATGCAGTATCCTTATTCTTCTCTGCGGCAAGTACCGCTTCTCTGATTTGGCTCATATGCCGGTTAATGCACTCAAGCGCGAGCGCGATTCTGTGGAAACATTCCAGTAGCTCGGCGTCCATTTGTTGCTGTGGAATCATTTTATACCGCGTCTATCTCAAGCCAGTCCGTACCCACAACGTGAGCTGTTCCTGACGTTGCCCTGACAAGGTAGAAGAATGAGCCAGTGGTTGGGTTAGCCCTTACTACCATGTGACCTAGCGTGTAATAACCAGTAGTTGGAACTGTTGAGCTGCAATACAGGGTTGTTTGGTACTCCCCAAAGTCGGGCGACGCAACGTCTGAGTCGTAGTACACAAATGAGGTCCATTGCCCAAGCCTTACCCGCTGGGCTATGCCGAGGTTGTTATTGCCGAGCGCCACATCTGTAGACCCAATGCCGATGTGCAGGACGTTCTGCCCAAAGACCAGTGTTGCGGGTTCCGACAGCGTGGTGCCTACGTTTTCACCAATAATCATGCTGACGTTTTTGAAGGAATTTTGCTGCATAACAATAGAGCCGGTCACAACACCCTGCGTGATAAAACAGGCTCTCATTCTGTAATAAACGGCAGTAAGCCCTGAGATATTCCAACTACCGTTATCCCTTCGCTTTTTGGTATCAACATGGATCGTTTGGTCGTAGTCCTCAAGACCCAAGTAAAACGGGTCAAGGTCAAAGCTGTTACCTGTAATAGTGATCGTGCCAAAGTCCATATATAAGGCATCGTAGGGGTTGGTGTTCGCAAGTGCAGCGATTTGAATATCCGTAAATTTGTTATTTCGGATATCCATAGAATGGCAGCGGCTGTTAGCGCCTGACGAGTATGTACCCCTGAACGCTATCCCCTCATATAACCCACTGAATACGTTGTCAGAAACAACCACGTCTGCAAAGTCGCCGGATAACTCAACGCCTATAACCTGGCCCGATAACGCATTATAGGAAAGGTCGGGGCAGACGCCATTTTTAGCCCACGGCAGTCCATAACCTGCATCAGAAAACATACCGCCAAACTGTATCGTGCGACTGATGTTGTTGCCTTGGATGTTTAAGACGCTAGTTGTCGCTATAGATGCAGGGCCATTACTGTCAAGCGCACTAATCAGCCCATAGGGTTGCAGCGGATAGCCTGACCCATCAATCTCATACGTTTTAATCGCGGCATTGTTTGATGCGGTGTTTGTTACCGCAGTGCCAGCAGTAGTTGCATTAATTGATGTTGCATAATAACTAGTTGTCGTTGTAACGCCTGAAACTCTCAATTGCAAATGCAGAGCATCTGTACCAGTAGCAGCAGCTAGTTTTTCAATTACTACTAGATATGATTTGTAAGTGCTAGTAAATACAGAATCAAAAGCCTGAGATGCAACACCAGAGAATGATGTGCGAGCGATTAGATTTAACGCGCCAGCACTAGGATTTGTCCACGCTGGTACTCCACCGCTTACCGCGAGAACCTGACCTGTTGTACCAATGCCTAAACGAGTATTTGTATTAGCAGTTGATGAACGGTACTCAATGTCACCAAGAGTCGTTGATGGATTGAGCGCCTTTGTTGTTGTATCGATAGAGGAGCCAAGCGTGCGGATAGCAGCTGCGCCGTCCTTAACGAGGTCGGTATCGTCTGGGGTTTCCCAAGCGTAGTTAGTTGTTGTTGCCATGTTTCTCCTTTATCAGGCTACTATTGTAGCGTCAATCCATTCTAGTGTTGGGCTTAATGTGTTCCATGTCTCGGCTGCTGAGACTCCGTTCCAACGAGTGGACTGGAGGCTGTAAGCAGTTGGCGAAACAGTTAAAGTTAAGTAAAGAGCATTGTAACCAGCGCTAAAAGTCCAACCCTCTACAAATCCTTGAAAAACTCCATTTGAGATATTTGAAGGTAAATTAGTAATATTCAAAGGCAATCCCATAAACACATTCAATAAAGCATCACGATCAGTATCGTCAATTTCTGGGTTAGAAATTGGGAATGTGATGGACTTAAACTGAGCCTCTGGAAAGGCTCGCAAAGCCAAATAGAAATTAGCCTGGGCTGTTGCGTCAGCTGCATTTTCTAACGATGTTGTAATCTCATAAGCCTGTTGCCCATAAGTAGCGATAGATTCAGCATTAGATGCCGATTGCTGGGCATTGGCTTTGTAGGTAATTGTGACGTTATTGCGAACATCGCCTGAACGCTTTGAAGTTTTAATACCACGAGATAAAGCATGATTACCAGTTAAATCAACATAACCGTTAGTAGCAAGATATTGGCTTCGATGAGTACTGTCGGCATACCCGATTCTGCCTTCTGAATCCTCAAAGAGGTATCCCAATCCTGAAGTGGCCAGAGAGGATACAAGGCTGTAAATGTCAGTTGTGTTTGATGAGCGAGCAGTTAATTCATAATCACCTGGTTGGTCTATGTCTCCAAGTCCAGAGTTCTCAGCATTAGCCCAAGTCGTTGTGGCGTTATATGTATTCCATTGTGTTGCAGCTGGTACTTCATTCCAAGTATTAAACAGCGCTTGGCTCAAGATTGTGTAAATCTGGTCGCCGTCAAAATCTTTGCTTAAAACGCCCGTTGTAAGGGTTTTAGGTAGTTTAGACAAAGCACCCAAGGCAATCACCTTGATACGTTCTGAAATAGCCGTAGATGAAGCTTGAGTGACCTCTACGTCGATGTCTGTGACATAGCCACCAAATAGGTTTACAAAAGTGCCGGTTGAGTCTTTGACCTTGATAATAATCTGATCATTAATGTCCATGACAATAGGAGATTGGTCAAGGTTAATAATTTCAACATTGCAGTAACCGGCATAAGGTTGAGAATAAATGTCTTGGCGACCTGAAGTAATGGTCAGGTTTGAAAGAGTAAGGTTTGTGTAATCACCACCGCCATTGATAGTTAATTGCCACTCTGGAGTCCATTGGCTCATACTGCTTGGAACGCTCCTACGCCACCAGTACCACGCGCTGCTGAGTCATTGATAATCTCAACAATCTGACGGGCAACGCCTTCCTTGTCCAAGGCGCCAGTTACATTGATGTTATAAGTCGGACCTGAGGCAGCCATGATGCCAGCCAAAGTATTTGTATTAACTCCAGAGGTTCCAAAAGGAAATGCTGAAGCAGCTACTGCCGTAGATGCAGCTTTGGCTACTGAACTTGTACCAGATGTTGTTCCAGTCGTGCCACCCCCAGTAGGCGCTGAGATAGTAGGAGCTGTGTAACTTGGAGTACTAACCTTTGGCGCTGAAACTGTTGGAGTTGTAAATGAAGGCTTAGAAATTGTTGGAATATTAGGCAAGATTGGAATTGCGTTGTAGGCCTTGATTAAGGCATTGATGCCATCGATGGCTCCAGAGACCAGGCTACGAATTACGTTAATAACTCCGCCTACAATATCGACGACACCAGCAGCAATCTTGGCAACAAATGAAATTGCTCCACCAAGAGCAACAGTAAATACTGGCACAATGTAATCAACGATAAATGAACCAAGCGCTTGAAAAGACTCCTTGTTGCGGTCGATTGCATCCTTGATTGGGTCAAAGAGTTTTGCAAACTTTTCAAAGCCTGGTACGACTTTATTAATAATAATATCAATGAGTGATTGGATAATAGGAAGCAACTTATAGCCGATTGTTTCAACGCTTTCGTCAAAGGCTACTTTTAGACGATCCATGCGACCTTGGAAAGTCTCAGCATTTTTAGCAGCTGCTCCACCAAATAAATCACTCAACTTGCTTTGAACCTGAGTAAAGGACATAGCCTTTAATTCAGCGCTAGATAGTCCAACACCTAACTTGCCAAGAGCTGCGGTATTGCCGTCATAAGCCTTACCCAAAGCATTGGCTACGCCTTCAAGTGGCTTGCCTGTCTGAGTTGAAATATCAAGAGCCAGAGCAAGTAATTCTTGAGCCTTGCTAGTTGAGTTTGTACTTAAAGCCAACCGAGCCAGAGCCGGACGAAGCGAATCATCAGCAACACCTGAAGCGCGAGCCATCTTGTCAATAGAATCTTCAGTAGCAGCAATTTGTGCTTTAGTAGCGCCTGTTGCGTTTTCTAGTGCTGAGGCTAATTTAACTTGGCTTTGTTCATCGGCTAGTGCAGCCTTAACTCCATCAACACCAATCTTAACTGCATAGGCTCCCGCAGCTGCTGCTGCTGCTAAAAACGCGGCACCGGCAACCTTGCCAAACTTTTCTAACTTACCAGCAGAATCCTCAACGTCACCATTGGCTGCTTTTAACTTTTTATTAAGATCATCGACGTCAGCAAGAATCGAGAGTTTAAGGGTTCTATTACCTGCCATTAATCCCACTCCTTCAAAATCTGACTAAATGCTTCTTCCCACTTACGAACTAAATCCGGTTGGATTTGTCGCAAAGTTGGGTAGATAAAGTAACCGGAGTTACCTCTGCCTTTATTAGGCGTACGCTTTGGGAACTGCTTAAATCTATTAGATCCAAACTCCATGCCGTAAAGCAAGTCAAGAGTTGAACCGCCACCGCTAAACTTCTGGCGAGCAAAGCCGTAACTGAACTCACCAATCTTTGAAGTCTTGCTTACTTTAACTCCATCAGCAATACGGCGAGCAGCAGTCCCTGAAACCGTACGAGTCGCTGCTGAAATCTTAATCTGTTGAGAAGCATATTCAGCAAGATTAGAACTTTCCTTTTTAGCAGCTTCAACGGCCTCATCTGACATACCTTTGAAAGCCCTGGTAATACCGCGTAAATCTGTTTTGTCATAAGCGATTTTGACATCATCTGCCATCACTTCGCTCCTTTAAGATTTCTATCGCGGTTAAAATGTCGTCTGCGTCCTCCCAGTATTGCATCGGTATTCCCGTCTCTATTGCTAGATTGACGAGAATCCGCCTTATGCTTCCTGGTTGGTGGCTTTTGGGCTATCATCTCCGACCGTTACATCAGCAACGGTTTCAGACCATATGTCGTAAGACTTAATAGGCTTTCCAGCGTTCTCTCGCTTGTAAGCGTTATAAGCCAGAAACATGAGATCCCAAATGCCAATCTTGTCATTAGCCTGAGAAATCGTGTTACCAGTTGCCTTCTCCCACTTTGCCCACTCAGGAGGCTGAGCCGTATAAGTTGCTTCGTCTCCAGAGTTGTATGTAATTGTTATTGGTAGTTTCATCTATTGCTCCCGTTTGTTAGATTTTAACTGAATGTGTCTGCTGGTGTTCCAACTACTGTTAGCGCCCAAGTGTCAGTCTGTGCTCCTGGAGCACCGCCACCGACTGTTGGAAATACTGGCAATACATTGCAAGCAAAGACTGCGCCAGTTACTGCTGTTAAAGATACTGCAAGAGTTGTGTTTGGATTTGCATCAGCTGCGCCCCACATTGCTTCGAATAGTGATGATGTTGCACCCCAGTCAGCAAGTAACTCGATGTTAAGAGTCCATTGATCGTCTGTGTGCTTGTAAGCCTTGCCATCGAGTGTCT